TTGTAATTTTTCCGCAAGAGTCTAATTTAATATATGAATCAATATTTTGAATTAAATCAACAGGAGCTCCTTGATACTCTTGCCCCGAATAATATTGAGATAAAAATTCACCAATTAATGGAAATTCCTCTTGAACATAAGAGGGTAATTGACTTTTTACAATTTTATTAAACTGAACTCTTTTTTCTGACATTTCTTCTATCTAACAATGCTTTCGTTATGATAACTTGAACTTACTTTATAATTTGAACCTGCGGGGTCTAACCCAGAACTAATTTGATCGATAATCATCTCAATATTACTTCTACTACTATCTAGTTGCAAATACAAATCCTGTAAACCAATTACATCATTAGAATGTGGAACTGTGGATATCTCCATAATCTGTTGTCCATTTTTTAATTTTCCCGAAATAATATTCACAGGATTAAGAGTAATACGACCCTTCACATAATCTATCTTACCAATATTTTTTCTTTTAACAACTGAAGTGTTTGATCCCGGTGATTGAAGACAGAAAAATGAAACAGTCCCAGTTTTTCTATCAAAATTTGGAATATCAAACAAATAAACATCATCAGGTATGTCGGCAACTTTAAATGCACTTGATCTTATATTATAACCATTCATTGAAGAAACATGAATTTGATTTCCAAAATCAATTGCATATTCTGCAAATGTATTCAAAGCAATTCGCAAATCTCTTCTCATTTGAATTGTTGTAATATTTGATGTTATAGATGAATGACTTTGATCGATTACCTTCAAAAGTTTACTATATTTTAATCTTGCTCCATATCTATTTAATTCGGATGATTCTGCATACTTATTAATATTTGATTGAACTACAGTCGATACAAATGCAGAATTTGGAGATAAATTGCTATTATAGTAGACTTTGCTGTCTACTTCAACATATAAGTATTTAAGATCTAAAATTTCTGGAACGATTCCAGCTACTGCATACTTTCTTAAGTCTCTTTTAATGTTTTCTTTGATTGAATTGGATACAAAATCACCAATTCTTGGTTTTATACTTATAAAAACCTTTCCATATTGTGGTGGTATTAGATCTTCGCCACCAAAAACTGAAATTGACTCTGCTTCTGGATAAATTTTATTTGGAATCAAAATTTCATAATCATTTGCGGTTAAAGCTCTATTTTGTGTCGAATAAACTTGAGGTGCATACTTCCTAACTGAGTCAATACTTTCAATTTGCCCACCACCACTTGATGGTCCACTTGCACTAATTAAAGAAATTCCACTTGTGACCGTATATTCAATTGCATTTCTGTTATATGTTATTTGCCCGCTAAAAGTAAAGTTAGAAATGCCGTTTGCAGAGTCTCCATCAGTAACAATATAAGAAACTTCTATGATATTACCGTCTTCTAATTTTTTTCCAAATATTCCATCACCAAATACAAGTTCATATTGTTCATCTTCAATCTCATTTGTAAAATAAATCGCTGAATTTTGATTAATTACAAAACTAGTTGTACTATCGAAGAGATTGTCTTGTTTTGTATATTTAACTGATACTGTAGATGAGATACTTGGCTTTACACTGACCTGCAAACTATCTAAATCAATGCCTGCGTTAGGTAAAACAAATCGTTGGAATGGATTTCTGGAAGAATATTCGAAACTTTGCTGAACAACTGTTCCTTGATACACCTCAAGATTATCAAAAGTTGCAATTCCATCAATCACGGCAATTGATTTGTCTTCAGTAATTCCAAAAACATAAGATTGTCCAGCAAACTGTCCACTAGTTGCTGCAACAGGACCTTTTTTTAAAACTAAAGTTGATGGGACAGGCGAAATACTTGATGTATCAACAAAAAAAGTAATAGATGCTCTAGATGATTTTTTTGATCTCGGAAGATATCCAATATTACGTGCAAGAGAGACTACATTTTCTCTTAAAGTCGCACTATCAATGAATACTTCATTTGCAATCATGTTTGCATTGTATGAGGTAATGTAAGTGTTATATGCTAAAACATCAATGATTGTTGACAAGTTAGACCCATCAAAATCATAATCTGTAAAATTAGAATTTGATTTTAAATAATCTTTAAGTGTTTGTTTAATCTGGTCAAAATCAAGACCAGTAAAGTTTTGAAGTGGCATTTATCGTGTTGGCAACAAGACGAATTCTAATTGTTGGGCGGGGACATCTGCTCCCACAACTCTATATACAATAATTACATTAAAACCATTATTATCATAGTCTGGATTTGCATCTACACTGATCAAATTCACTCTTGGTTCAAAATTACGAATTGAATTTTGAATTTCATCACGAATTGTGATGGCTGATATGTCATCAACATTTTCAAAAAGAGAACGAGTTACATTTGAACCAAAATCTGGGTCAAAAAACTTTTCTCCAGGAAAAGTAAAAACAATATTACGAATAGAGCGGGCAATTGCAGATTCATTTTTCAAGGCAATCAAATCATTATTCAGAGGATTAGTCTGAAATGACATACTGATATCTTTAAATCCCTGACTTACCCGCTCTAGAGGCATATATGATACGAATTCTAACTTATTTATGGAGTATTTTTAATTAAAATTCTGATAGGGGAATGGGCTCAGTTCCATACTCCCAATCATCATAATCATCATCATTACGAATTCTTGCATGTAAGTCTTTTTGAACTGAAAAATCATGCTTTTTTGGTGTTTGAGTGTCATTTGCAATCTCACGAAGCATCTTCTGATTCTGTCTATTTGCTAGGTTGTCTAGAAAATAATTTGTTGGTTCCATTTTTTGTTCCTGATTTATTAAAATCAGAACTTTTTACGGGGTTGCTATCCCGTTCTTTTGCAGTTTTCCAAAAATATTCATCTTCATTACCCATTGCAAGTCGTTCATAACTGTTTTCAACTTGATAATATCTAGTTGAAACTTTAAAGTCAGGTGTTTTGGGATCTTTGGGTGTTAAACTATTGTCATAGATGCGTATGCGATTGTTTGGATATAGTGCATACTGACCGTTATTTAATTCAATGAGGTTGTGTGACTTGTGTTCTGCTGGATTTTCACTTGTTGCATAATCAATCACATCGGGGTCTTGATGATAATTGTCTAGGGTACAAAGATAAGTGCCTTTTTGGGGACCATGGTCGCGTGTATAGCACTCATAATCCATAGAACCAATAAAATGTTTTTGAATTGCAACAACTCCATAATCCATGCAGTTCCAGAATTGTAAGTTAGGTAGGTCTAGATCAGGTACAGGGGTCTCGGGACGCGCTACAAAGGCACTGATGGGCAGCTTATCGTACATTGCAGCATACTCTGGTAAGTAAGTTTCAAAATAAAAAGCACGCCCAGGTATCGATTTACACGATACCCAAACGCCCTTTACAAATTCACCATAACCACTTTGATGATCAGTGAGATATTCTTTACGAACCCATACCTCTTGAGAAGGTAGATTAGCAATTAAACATGCCATATAAAAAATTTATCTTTATACTTATATCTATTTACCTTGCCCACGATACTTCTTTTTACGTTCATTACGAGAAGTTGCGCTTAATAATGTACGAGATGAACGCCCCTGTCGAGTTTTCTTCGGAGATCCAGGTTCAAAAATTACCTTACTACCACTACCTTTAACCATTTAAATTTCCTCCAGTTCAATTAAAGTTGGATCTATATCTTCTCCTGAATAAAAACGTTCTGAAAATTCTTGTAGAACTTCAGAACATTCTTCGAAAGAAAGACTTTTATAAATCTTTCTTCCTTCATAGAGTATATTATAAAGGTCTTTCACTAGATAACACGAGTTTTCTCATGCCCCACACGAATGCGAGGGTCACACCAAATCTCAAACCCTTTATCTTTAGCATCAAGACAGAATGAAACATCCTCACCACACATGTCTTGAACACTACCAGATTCAAAGATTTGCATCTTAGGAGCAAACCAAGGATACTCAAGATTTTCAAAAACACCTTTCTTAATCAATACCCATCCGAAACCAGTGTAATCAACTGTAAATGGCTTCTTACGTTTTGACATAGTTTCAACGGTTTCGTGGTTCATTACTCCACCATTTGAACGAAACTCATCTTCTTCTAACCAGTGTGCGACAGAGGTTGTGTGACCATCTTCTGTTGCATACCAACCACCAACAATCTCCTTGTCTTCTCCTTCGCTATTTAATGCTAGATCACAAAGTTGCCAGAACTTACTTGTATCAAATACAATGTCACTATCAATCCATAATTGATAATCATACTGCAACTTACCGTCCCATGGAATTTGATTTGGTCCACGAAGAACATTTGCACCAAGAACTTTACATCTTGCAAAGTTTACCATTGATGAGTAATCTTG